GTCAATAAAGCGCATTGCGAATCGGTCAAGTGTTGCGCCGTCTTGCTCATTTGCCGCACTGTATTTTTGGCTTCGACCTTGTCCTTTTGTGTTGCCCGTTGCAATGACAATTGCCGCAGGGTGGCGAAGGATTCGTTCACCTTTCGGAGTAGTCACGAAACCGTTCGCAAGTGCCGCATTGAGAGCCGATAAGGTGCTGTCTGCGAACCTATCCATCTCGTCAAGTCCGATGATGCCACCGTGTTCAAAATTGGGGAGAATTGCGCCCTTGATGAAGGCCCACTCACCGGCTTCATATCCTTCGGTTTCAAAGAAAATTGGCGACTCTCGCCCAATCAATTCCGGTGCTTGCATGTCCTTGTTTGCGCTCAAAATAAAGGCTTCTCGATTGTCTTCCATTCCCATCTGCGCAAACCATCCGAGGGCTTGCAGTGCAGTGTTTATTGCATCAATCAAGTGAGTTTTACCAGTCCCAGCCTCACCAGTCAAATTGAGGTTTTTAGCCTCGCAGTGGACTATATCGCTCAAAATCTCCGGAAGCATGTAATGCTGTATTCCATCCATCGGAATTGGCTCGCAGTCCTGCTTTTGGATGGCGATTACGGTCGGTTGGCTCATTTCATCAATTCGCTTTGAGACTTGACGCATGATTTCGGCTTGCAGTCCATCGTTTACAGTGACGGCTTCCGAGTGTGCTATTTTGCGCACTGCGTTTTCATCGACTCCGGAGGCTGTCATCTTGCCTATCAAAGCGGCTAACTGCGAGCCTGTTTCATCGTTTGACTGCGCAGTATTTCCTGAAACCGCCTTCTCGATTTTGTCCTGCAATTCGGTGGACTGCGGCTCTGTTTCGGTGTATGGTGTGCAGAGGCAACCCAATTCATCAACGAGATTATTACAAACGAGGCACTGCGCCCCTATTTTGGTCTCGCAGGCTTGGTGAGTCATGCAGAGCATATTCGGGCCATTCATTCGGCCTTCATAGGCTCGCAGTGTGTCTTTACACACGAAACACTCACCGGCAATGGTGTTTGCGATGCGTTCGCCGTATTCCGGTTTTCGCTCTTCGTTTTGCTCTTCGTTTTGCTCTTGTTCTTCACCAGTAAAACGACGGACTGCGCAAGGTTCGCAGTGTGGTTTATTCGACTTCATTCCATGCACTTTCATTCCCACATATGGCATCCCGTATTCGCCGTTATGTGTCAAATCGGCACTGCATTCATAGCACGCAGTATCACGATTTTTGGCTACTCTGCGCACTTTGAAACCTGCTTTTTGCATGGTCTTCAAATCTTCCGGAAGTGCCTTTCGGGTTGCGCCGATTAACGCAACACTGCAAGCAAGTGAGGGGTCAATCAATACAGCGCAAACAGCAAAGAAAATGCAGAGAATCACTGCGCTAAACGGCGCACTGGTCTGCATTTCGGCAGGTTCGTTCATGAATCCGCCAATGCTCAAATCAAGGGCGCAGTCCACGCAATGAGGTTGAATATCCACTGCGCCAATTCGGATAACGAACGGCGAATCAATGGATTCTTCATCACTGCAAACGGCGCACTGCGGCTCTGTTTCCAAAGGCACTCTACGCACTCCGTTCTTATCATACACTTCGGAATCTCCCCGAAGTATTCGATGCACTGCGGCTTGAAAACGCCTTCTTGCGCTCATCATTCCGAGGTTAAAACGATGGACTGCACGCTTGATTCGATGTCGTGATACAGTTTTGCTCTGGGGCAATTCTGCGGCATCAATGCGTTGCAGTGCATCGGTTTCGGTGGTGGTTTCGGTCGGTTGTTGGCTTTCGCCCATTTCAAAGTTCACTGCAAGCATTGGCGCAAAAAGCACCACTGCGAGACAGAGAACAAACATTTGCATTATTTTTTGGCTCATGTGGATTCCTCCGCTTCACCGTTGTTTCATGGAGGATATAAGGCGAAATGTGATGCAACACCGATGCAGGGAGGGGGTCTCTATCAAATACGGCAGGCTCGCAGTCCATCGAATAGGTTTTTTGCGCTGTTTTTTGATGATGTAAAATGGGCTTGCAGTCTATCGTTTAGCACTTTGCGCAGTCTTTCAGTCCACCGTTTAGCATTTCAGACAACATGGCAAATGAACAGCCTTGCAGTCTATCGTTTGGGAATCCTAAACGCAACACTGCGCCATTGCCTCTTCTCATATAGTAGATGCGCACTCCCAAAAGGGCCACTGCAAGCCCGCCTCGCAGTCTATCGTTTAGGGGGTGAACAGCCTCGCAGTGTGCCATTTGGAAAATAAGCCATTTCAACCAATGTCGGAAATCGGCGCAGACATTGCCTATTCTCTCCAAATGTGGCGATGTGCGCCTTATTCCGGAAAGGTTGGTGTTATGGCTCGCAGTGCATCGTTTACTGCGTGGTTTTGTCGGGTCGATGTCAAGCCGACATGGGGCATTCGGTCGAGCAGTCCATCGAATAGGTCGCAGTGCGTCGTTTAGAAACAGTGTCGGCTTATCAGTCCCTCATTTAGAAGCCGTTTTTTCCCTATAATGGAAGGTCGAAATCTGGAAAATTAGCCACTCAAACCATCATAACAGCCTCTTAGTCCATCGTTTAGCATCGCTCTGCGCCGATTTGCTCAAATCCGAAATCCGACGCACTCTTTCCGGAAAGGGGATATCATGTGCTGTTATTTGATGGAAACCGTTCAAGACTGCTTTCAAGTGGGGCGCAGTGCATCGGTTTCGGTTGTCTGCGCAGTGATTGAAACAGTGTCGAATCATCACTTCAAGAACGGGACACTGCAAGCCTATGGCATCGGCAACAGCCTCGCAGTCCACCGAATAGATACAGCGCAGAGAGCCAACCAACACACAAAACCAAACATTTTCGATGGCAAACAGCAACGCAGTGCAACGGTTAAGGGCAACCTAAATCTTTTCAAATAATGATGAAATGATGTTGCGCAGGCTTTCAGTCAAGCGTTTAGGTTTTCAGAATGGGTCGTTTTTTAGGGTGCGCACACTCCATAATAGTATGAAAGAGAATACCAACCTTCGTTTCCGATGGAAAAACGATGCGCAGAAGGGCAAAACAGGCTCGCAGTGTTGCCTTTAGAAATTATTCTCATACGGCATATTCTGCGCAAATCTGCGCCAAAACCAGTGCGTTGCCGCCCCCCCGCACACGCCAACCACCTCTAAAAATTACCCGTATTTTACTCAAATTAGGCTTATAAACCTAAAAGAATGGTATAAATCTACCATTTCTGCGCAAATGTTTTGATTTTTTGGCTGTATTCCACTGTGAAGCGTCTAAAGCACCCGTTGTCATGGCTAAACCGCCAGTTGCAGAGGACTTTACTTGGTCTATTGCGTGCGCTAAGGCCATTACGGTGTCGTTATGCTTGCCTTTATCCACTATATCGCCGTCTTTCCATGCGTGTGACTCCAATTCATCGAGTAGTATGCTCATAGTCATTCTTGTAGCGTCGTTTCCATAGGGTATAATGACTTTTTCTTGTTCAAACCACACTCTAAGGCGATTTAGTAGTCCTTGTTTGAGTGTTTTGTTTGATACCTTGCTCATTTTGAGGTTTAGCGTTAAGCCATGTTGATTTATGAGTGATTGATACAAGTTTTGAAATCCTGCACTCTCAAATGAAAAGAGAGGATGGTTGTATGCTTCATCTAAGTTTGCAATCTTCTGTATTTGCTTTGCAGGTGGGAAATCGTTGCGTCTCCACATATCAACGACATGGATAAAGCCTTCTTCGTCTTGTCGAATCACTATTGCCACTGTATAATCTTGTCCTATGCCATGTGAGGGGTCAAAGCCGACAATATACTCGCCGTTATGCAATTTTGTCTTTTGTAAAACTGCATCCATGCTTAGATTTTTGCGTGTAAGTGTTTGAGGAAATACTGCGCTGTCGTCATCGACTACTTTACAAAGATATTCCTGCGCAAAGGCCAGTTCGCCAATTGCCTCTCGTTGTTCCATAAGAAACTCAAAGGGTCTTTCCGAAGGCCATAGACACACAGGTTCAACCTCGGTGTCGTTTCTCCATTCATCATAATTTGTTATTGCGCCTTCTTGCCAAGTGTCCCAAGCATTATTGCTTAACATTTCAGTGTGATAAAGGTCATTCATGCTCATAGGAGTTCCAACGCAATAAAGAGAAGTTTTTGGTGACAACATAGGAGTTAATTTTTTTCTAAACCATTGTTGGTAGTTATCATAGGACATATCATTTTGGTCGTCTATTATGTCGTCAAGTGCAATTGCGGCGGGGTGTTCACCACGAATACCCGAACCGACCGATGTTGCTTTAATCCATGAGCCGTTTGTCAAACGAAGTTCAAAACGATTACCCTTAGTAGTGTCGATTTTTTTAGAAAGTTCGGGATGCCTTTTCAAGTCTTGTCGGATTTCATCTAAACGGTTCATTGCAAGGTCTTTATTAGCAGAAAATAGCCAAATGGTAAAGGGTTTACCACGCCACTTTTCAAAAAGTAATTGATGAAGGATTTTTACCCTAAGTGTGGTGGACTTTGAATGGTCTCTCGGTGCAATGATGCAAACACGGTGAACTTGTTTATCTTTTCTGTCTCCATACATGTCAAGCCATTTTCCAATGTGTTCACCCCAGTTATAGCCAAGCCATTCATAAAAATGGCGTATATCAAATCTACTACGCTCAAGATGAAAAGTTGTCATTAAACGAACCATTTAGACCATCTCCGTTTTTTCCAAATAAAGGAATGCCGCAGTATTCTGCGAGTGCAAATACAAGTTTCTCCATTTCTTCTCTATCGAGCATAACCCCGACAACATACTCTTCACTAAAAATGTTAAGGGAGACATTGTCTTCGCCCATATCTGCGATACGAACTTCTTTATCATTGCTCATCCATAAAGGCATCTGCATTCCTCCCATTTAGGGCATTAAGAAGGCGAAGTCCATGTCGAACATCTGTAAATGCTTGAATATCTCTTGTTTCGGAGTCAAGAACAACCATAGGTGATGTTGGGCGTTCTCTTGGGAAACCGCACATTTCACCGAAGGAATCAATAGTCTTGTATGCGCCCGGCCTTAAAGCCCAACGCTCGACTGCGTGACGAGTAAAAGGAACAACAGAAGGTGTGTGGTGATGTCCGACTACTCCAATATCAAAGTCGCATTCTCCGTCATCCCACATTTTCTTAATTACACGGCTTGGGTCAAGGTTTGAATTACCTCGTCGCTTATGTCGAATACTAATGTGATAAGGAATGTCGCCATGAATAATTTTAAGGTTTAACTCATACGGATGATACAAAACGCCTCTGTCTTGCGCCATTCTCTTCAAGGGGTCATAATCTGTTGCACCAGCAGTCCAAAGGTCGTGATTACCTGCTACAATAGCCATAAGTGAATCTTCGCTCATGTTAATATAGTGTTCACACAATTGCCACTGAATAGAAGGAGGGATAGGTGCTTTCATTGCAGGGCGAGGCTTGTCAATCATAAAATTGTCGATATAGTCGCCTGCGTGTATAACATAGCAATTTGGATTAGCAACAATTAGCGCAGTGTCTTTTCTCAAACGCTCATGGTCGCAGAAAGGATTGCCGATGTGTTGGTCGCTTTGAAATGCAATACCAATGTATCGGTCTTTGCTTTTCATGTGAAATGTAGCCCAACGAGCATCTGTATTTGCAAGGATGGCGGCTTTTGACCGTTCTTCAATTGCCTCCCATAACTCAAGACCGCTACCGGACTTCTTTTTCAAGTGTTCAACAACAAAATGAGGGGTTTCGACTCTTGTGACTGCTTCTCTCGCCCATGCGTTGCGAACTCTTGACTCCCAACCCGACTTTGAGATTTCGGGGAAGCGTTTGTGCATAATGCGTATTAACTGTGCTTGTGTGCCATCAAACTGCAAAGGTATTTCTCCATTGTAATTTACTGATTCAATAACAGGGAAAATGTCGGGCATATGTTGCTTTAACATGCGCAAACGCCAACGGTGCTGTTCTGTGTTTATTTCTGGGAGAACGCTGTTCATGTGTCGGGCAAAACCTGCAATGTTTCCATCATAGTGTTCTATTTCTGATTTCACTGAATCGTGATACTCAATATCGCTCATTGAACATACTACGAATACTTTGCCCCTTAAACCCTTGCTCTAATTTTATTCTTTTTGAGCCTTAGACAAAATAAATAAAGAAATAAACGCTGTATTGAGTCGCTGTTCTATTTATTGTTTTAATTGTTGTTAAGTGTTTAGAAGAAAGGGCGGATTATTCTGTAAGAATAATTCTTACACACCTTAAGAGTAATAAAAAGAAATAGTAAAAACCGTTATACTGCGGCTCATTTAATCTTTTTTAATTTCTTCTTTCGTCTTGAAAGAATAAAAGTGGCTATTACAACCCACCAAACTATTTCAAGAACGAGTAAAGCAATACCTCCTTGTTTTAGTGTTTCAACCCAAGTATTCATAACACACCTCATTTATAACGATGTTATCGGTGTTTAATTACTATTCGGGGGGCATACCTTTATGAAGCAACCTTTCATAAGACAGAACAATGGCTCGTATTCCTTTTTTTGGCAAGTCGGGAAAAACCGAAGAAACTGTTGTGCCAACGGCTGTTGCATCATTTTCTAATGATGATTTAAGGCATTCGGTCAGTCACCGAAGTCCCTTTACTATGATTGCAGGAATAAAAGATGTTGTCACAGAAACAAACAAACTTCGTGACGATAGCAACTTTGGAAATGACTTTTATTTATTTGATGAAATGCTAAAACTTGACCCCGAACTCAACGGTGCAGTCCGAGCAGTGTCACTTACTGCAAATAACTATACAATCAATTGGGCTTCCGCACGCAACGCACGCATAAGAACGGCATTGCAAGAACTCACGGAAAAAATTGATTTTGACGATATTCTCATCAACGCTATGCGCAACCTAATGGTTTATGGAAATGACATCAGTAAATTAGTGGGAACAGGCAAAGAAGGCATTACAGATGTTCAAAGTCTGCCAGTATCTCAAATAACAATGCTTGATGGTCGAGCAAGAAGCGCAACAGCAGATGACAACGACCCAGTTATTATTGTTGAAAAATACTTCTTGCGTGAAGGCGAACAAACCATGCAAGAGTTCCCTGCCGATGAAGTTCTGCACATACGCATGGATTACCGTTCTAATTGGTTTATCGACAACGAAACACGGACAACCTACGGTATATGGGGGGCATCTCGTTTCACTGCTCTCAAGCAGGCTATAAGGGCAAAATACAACAGCATGAATAATCGAATCTCACTTGAAGATGCAATGACAAAACAATACATTAGCATTGACATGGATGCAGTTAAACACATTCAAAACCCCGATGAGCAAAGAGAGCGTTTGCTTTTCATCATGAATCAAGTAATTAGCACTATGGAGTCTTTGCGTGGCGACCAAGTCCCTATATTCCCCGACTATGTAAACATTAAGCATATCGACCAAAGAACCGCTTTGCCGGACAGTTCCGGATTCCTCGACAATGTTAATGCAGACATTGCCGCAGTCCTTCAAGTCCCACGCACAGCCGCAGGACAAGAAAAGGGTTCAACCTTTGCCGCATCATACACTGCAAACCTTTGGGCGAGTAATGCAATTCGACGCATTCAAAATATCCTAAAGCAATCAGTGAACACACTATTTAGTGCGCATTTAGACTTATTGGGTATCGACCATACAAGGAGAGACTTGCCAGTATTAACATTTGAGCCAGTCGATGAAGAAACACGCCTTGACAAAATGCGCAGAGCAACATTGGGTTATAGCAACGGAGTTCTTTCACTAAATCAAGCACTTGATGTAATTTCACTACCTGCCGAAGAAGAAGGAGATGTGCGCAAAGATGCACCAGCACCTCAAACGGAAACGCCGGATGAACCCGAAGAAGAACGGGATGAAGACGAAGACTTACCAAGAGAAGGTGAAATGTGATGGAAAACGATGTTATCGAGTTTAGATTTGATGCAGTAGAAGAAGATGTTCGAGATTTAAAACAACTTTCTGCGCAAATTGTTAAATCGCAAACTAAAACAGATGCACGCCTTGCAGGTCTTGAAGGTGAGTTAAAAATACAAAATCAAGTGCTTAAAGAAGGATTTGATTTACTGCGCAAAGTAATGTTTGCAGGAATTGGTATAATCAGTGTTGTTCTCACCGGAACTTCCGTCATGTAAGTCTGTTTGATAAAAGCATTGATAAAACAGTTAAACTGTGGTAAATACTATGAGTGCGAAGTCTTTCAACGACAAAATGGTTTCAAGAACCGTAATTCCTGCTATTTATCTTTGGTTGCTTGCTTGTGCCGCAGTAGTCGGCATGGGTATTCTAAAACCCGATGTTGTCCTGCAAAACCTTGATGGATTCATTGCTCTTATTGCTATCATTAGCGGAACAGCCGCACCTGCGCTTTCAACAGTTCTGCGCATGTGGGAATCCGAACAAACTCAAGAAGTCGATAATATCCCAACTGAACTAAAGCATGAGCGAGAGCGAGATGGTGCAGAAACAGACCATAAAATTGAACTTGAAAAAATTGCTCAAGCGCACATTAACGAAATGAAAACTTCTGCGCAAAAACACAGTCAAGAAATGGATAAATTGCGAATAAAAACAGAAAAAGAAGAGAAAAAGGCGTGATTCTAAATGCTTGACGAAAAGGTTGAAGCACTTCAATACGGAAAACCTTCTAAAAACGACCCACGCAAAACTCCTGCGCCTCCAAAGGATAGGAAAAAGGGTTCTAAGGTAAATAAAAAGGATTCTGCAAGTAAACCAAATAACAGTATTAAGGTAAGCAAGGAAACAGAATCCCGTTTGCGCAAAATGATGACTGAACATAACAAAAAGGTTTCAAGCAAAGGTAAAGGCTCGAAAGCAAGTATGGGTCGGCTAAAGTCTGTGTATCGCAGAGGCGCAGGCGCATTTTCCCGTTCACACGCACCCAACATGTCAAGAGGCGGTTGGGGTATTGCAAGAGTTAAGGCATTCTTGTATTTACTGCGCAACGGCAGACCGAGCAATCCAAATTACAAACAAGACAATGACTTGTTGCCTAAATCTCACCCAAAAGCAAGTATTGACGAAGACTATGAGGATTGGGACAACGAAGCATTTACCGCCGCAGAATATCAAGGTAAGAAAGTCACACTCAACAAACCGTTCCGTATGCCTAAAGGCAACTCAAAGAAGTTTGGTGTTTATACCAAGAATGACAAAGGCAATGTAGTTATTGTTCGATTTGGCGACCCTAATATGGAAATACGCCGTGACGATGACGATGCACGCAGAAACTACCGAAGTCGAATGGGATGCGATACTCCAAGAGTCGGCCCGAAATGGAAAGCAAACTACTGGTCTTGTAAAATGTGGGAAAGAGGAAAGTCTGTTAAAGACTATACAGGTAAAGAAGTTAATAAAACAGAATCCCCCGTAGCAGATGTTATGAGCGACTGTGGTTGTAATGATTGCGGGTGTAATTCTGTTGAAGCGGCAGAACCTACACCAAAAGATGATGAAACACATGACAATTATATGAGTCGCTGTAAAGAAATGGGTTATTCTCAAGAAGAGTGCATGAAAGCACATCAAGGTCATAATTTTATGGATGAAGAAAAGGTTGAAGGCTACGGCGGCGGCGGAAGCGGCGGCGGTGGATATGGAAACTCTTGCAGAACTGGCTACAAAATGGAAAGCGGTAAATGTGTTAAGGCTACCTTTCAATTAGACATTGACATCACCGTTGATGATATGGTAATTCAAGCCGACACTGGCGAATACATTGTTGCAATATCCGGAATTGCGTTTCATCAAGGTGTAAACAAAAATGGTTGGGAGATTACAAGAGCAGGTGCAAACCTTGCAGTATCTCAAATGATTGGTGCAGATTTAACATTAAATCATCCTACTTCCGAAAATGGTCGATTCACTCGTAATATGACAGGAGGTATTGATGAAGCAGTAGTCGGTTTTGTCACCGAAGCAACCACCGTTGATAAAATTGGCGGAGATTGGGAAGTTAGATTCAAAGCAGAAGTTCACCGCAAAGAATTGTTTGAGGCTCTTGAGTCCGGACTATGGTTGCGTGCAGGATATGGTGTTTCAATTGGTGGAATGGGAGTTCCCGATGAAATGATAGAAGCAGAAGGAAAAATGATTATGAAGTTTGAAACTGATTTTACTTTTGACCATTTGGCTATTGTTCACAGACCTGCCTATTCCGGCGCAGTGATTGAAACCGTTGAGAAGGTAAAAATGGCAGAATCGGCAGAATCCTTTAATAGTCATCAAGAGTCTCTTCCGAATATCGCAAAGGAGAGTAATGTTATGTCCGATGAAGAAATTATTATCGCTTCCGAAGAAGAGGTTGTTATTGAAACACCTCTTGCAGAGGAAATCCCTACTATTGACTACGCCGCAGAGATTGAAGCACTAAAGGCTTCTCTCGCAGAGCGTGATGCAAAACTTGAATCTATTGAAGCCGCAGAAAAAGCAGTCGCAGAAGAAGCAAGACTTTCTCTCGTTCAAAAAGCAACTGAACTTGGAATTGCAGGTGTTGCAGACCTTCCTTCGGAAACCATTGAAACAATCATGGCTTCCTTTGAGGCTAAAATACCAGTAGCAGAAGTAGCATCCCCTGTTAAGGAGATGACCCCTGTTGCATCTAATCTTGAGGCTACTGTTAGGACTCCTGTTGAGTCCGAAGAAGTAGTTGCAAACTATCTTAACCGTAAATTGGTTAAGACCCCCGTTTCCCTCTATGCAAAAGCATGGAACGCATGGGCTGGCGCATGGAATCAAACCCTGTCTGCCGCAGAACGAGAAAGTTCGGGTGCGCCAACTTTTGAAGAGGCACGAAGTAAAAATCTAATTTGAAGGTGAACTATTATGACTAATAAAGAAGAAGTGCGAAGCGCAACATTGAAAACTGGAACGACTGTCGTAGGGCAGGGCTATTTGCTAACTAACGATGGCACAGGTAATACACTTGACCTCGTCACATGGGGCGAATTGGTTATGGGTGTCTCTGCCGACGAATCCGAGCGTGATTCGGCAGGACTTGTCACAGCCGCAGGTGCAAAAGCCTCTTTCCGACCACTTGGCGGAGTTATGATGATTGCTTCAAAGG